GTGCTACGGCCGGCCAATTCCTTAAGTGGAACGGCACTGCATGGATTAACGACGCAGTTAGCGGTGCTACTGTTGCTACCCTTGACGACATCACAGATGTAACAATTACGTCAGTTGCCTCTGGCCAATTCCTCAAGTGGAACGGCACCGTATGGGTAAACGACGCGATTGATTTAGGTACAGACACTACAGGTTCATATGTAGCATCATTGGTTGCTGGGACAGGTGTAACGCTCACCAATAACTCAGGTGAAGGCGCTACCCCGACTGTAGCCGTTGATACTACGACAATTGCACCTCTGGCTTCACCAACATTCACTGGCACGCCATTAGCGCCAACTGCTGCTGCTGGAACAAATAATACTCAAATTGCAACAACTGCTTATGCAGATGCGGCAGTAGCAGCACTTGTGGACTCTGCTCCAGCAACATTGAACACACTTGACGAACTAGCAGCAGCGCTTGGAGATGACACAAACTTTGCTACTACAACGGCAACTGCAATTGGATTAAAAGCACCTCTTGCTTCACCGACATTCACTGGCACCGTAACTGGAAGCCCTACCGCTGGAACAACAACAACTGGTGCCAGCGGTATTGGGTATATGGGACTGCCACAAAACTCCGCAACTACAGGTGCTTATGGAATAGTTGCTGCTGATGCTGGGCTACATATTTATTCAACTGCAACTCGCACGGTAACTATTCCTGCCAATGCAACGATTGCAATGCCTATTGGTTCAACTGTTGTGTTTGTTGCTGGAACAGGAGCAACAGTAACAATCGCAATTACATCAGACACTATGTATTTGGCTGGTACTGGAGCGACTGGTTCTAGAACTCTTGCGGCATTCGGAGTAGCAACTGCCGTAAAGATAACATCAACATCATGGATAATCAGTGGAAATGGATTGACCTAATGGCTGGCGTACTAGGTGGTCTAATTGGAAGCACGAAAGGCAGGACTGTACCAACTGCTCCAACTTCATTAAGTGCTGCTCCTGGAGTCAATGTTGCTACGATTTCTTTTACTGCACCTTCAAGTGACGGTGGTTCTGCTATCACGAACTACCAATACTCGTTTAACAACTCAACTTTTACTGCGCTAAGTCCTGTTGATACAACAAGTCCAGTAAGTATTACTGGTTTAGGTGAAAATACTGCTTACACTCTTTATTTAAGGGCTGTTAATGCTAATGGGGTAGGGGATTCTTCAGCAGGAGTATCGTTTACGCAATACAGTAAACCTCAGGCAACCAACCCATTCAGCATGGATGGGTTCATTGTTTATGACAACCCTACAATTTTTTATGTTGATATAACCCCTCAAAATTCGGGTGTTACTGTATCAAGTCCTACTATTCAGCGAAGCACGACAGAAAATTTTGCATCTGTCACATCTTTTGCCGCAACACCATCTTCTTTTTCAAGCGGATTTTCAAGCACTAGGGTTTCTGCATCAATAACCTTTCCTACCAATTCCATCTATTATTGGCTAAGACCAACATTTACTATTGCTGGTGAGACTTTCATTGGCAACAGCAATATCCGAGTTACCGCCGACTACTAATGAAGCAGCAAGGATACTAAACAATGACAATTTTAAAGCAATACGATAGCGGTACTTCACAGTGTGCTATCTATTTTGCTATGGTCTACGTAAAGAAAGCTAGACTATGCCTACTTTAGCAACTCCGTACTACGGCACCTCAACATACGGCACTGGTGAGTACCTTGAGGCTGCATCGCTAGGAGTAGAAACCACCGCTGTAGACAACACGCTAAGAGTAGTTCCAGCGCCACTATTTACCGGGCTAAAGCTACAGGCAGATGTCAAGCTTGGTACTCTGGTGCTAAATACAATTGATGCCAACAACGTAGTGTGGGTATGCACTGACATTGAAGGCTGGTGGGTGCATCCAGACCCAGAAGTTCCTGACATTGCTCGTGGTTGGGGAGATGGTTCTTACGATGTTAAAGGCCGATGGCAAGCTAGGCAACTGACGCTTTCAGGTGTTTTTCTTACACCAGACGGTGACAGTGTTGCTGCTGCTCGTAATACACTAATTTCAGCAACAAGCCTTGTACACACTGGCGCATGGCTAGTTGTGAACGAAGATCCACCACGTGCTTCATACGTTCGTCTTAGCGGACGGCCAGACATTACTACGGTTAATCCGCGTGGGCGTACTGAATTCTCAATAGGCTTGCGAGCTGCTGACCCAATCAAGTACGAATGGATTGATGCAAATGAAGAAGGATACTCGCTGACTACTGTCTTGTGCAAAAGCGCATCGCCCGCCAGAACAGGTACTACTACAATTACTAATGTCGGCAACACTGCGGTATCGGCAGTCTTTGAAGTTACAGGGCCAATTACTGGCCCGGCTACTATTTACAATCAAACTACTGATGAGTTGCTTATTATTGCTGATAGCCTTCGTGCTGGTGTAAGCAAGGCAACTACGTTTAGATCGCTTACAAGCAACGTCGCGACACTTACTACTTCAACAACTCACGGCTTATCTGCTGGCGACATTGTTACTGTAGCTGGGATAGATAGCACATTCAATGGCGAGCACGAAGTATTGAGTGTTCCGACGACAACAACCTTTACGTATGCTAAGACCGCTACAAACGTTGCAAACACATCAACCACGAGCGGAACAGTGGTCCGCGATACAGACGTTCTAGAAGTAGATACGTACGATCACGAGGTGGCTCTTAACGGAATAGTAGCTGGCAACCGTTCAATGGTTGACACTCTTGTTGACTGGATACGCTTGGACCCAGGCGCTAACGTTTTACAATTTACAGATGAGGGTAACGCAAATAGCACAGCATCATTGTCTGTATACTATCGCTCTGGCTGGATAGGTTAAGTTTATGCCAGAGCACGACGCAAAACGGAGAAGACACAAATGCCATCATCAGTTACCATAGCGCCAAATTATAGGTACTTTACAGTAGACCTGTTAAGCAACGCGCTAATTGCTGAAATACCGTTTAAGGGTGTTAAGTACGAAAGAGCGCTAAAGTCTGCTGGCTCTTTTAGTGGATCAATACCTATCATAGATGACACTAGCTCTATGGATTTGTATGAAAGCACAATGCCAGGTAAAACAGCACTGTATGTAGTTCGTGACAGTGTCTGCGTTTGGGGCGGAATCATTTGGAGTCGCGCATACGATGTCGGTCAAAAGATGCTGAGCGTAAACGCATCTGAGTTTACTAGCTATTTGTACCATAGGAATATCTGGAAAACGTATAGTCACGAATTTGAAGCCACGCTTGTTGCTAGCAGTGGAGTTGTGCAGGTAACTATTGACGATGGTGAGTATGAACCACCAGCGCTTTCGTCTGTGCGAGTGTTTTTCTATGAAGTAAGTGATATGTCGCATAACGGGTACTACGAAGTAAAAAGCAGTCCTGCCCCAACTGCAAACGTTTTCTACGTAGACATGCCAAGTCTGCCAAACGGAACTTACACACTATGTACTGTTGTTATCCGCTCGGATACATACGATTACGTTCGGCAGCTAATGGACAACACGTTTACAGATTTTGTATCTATCATGTTTGACAATACAGAAATAGAGCCCGCACTTGCTGAAGAGTACTCAGTCACCAATATAGTAAGAACTTCTAACGTTGCGACAATCACTGTTGACACTACGCATGACGCTATTATTGGGCAGGTAGTTCAAATCCAAGACGTAGACAGCGCACTAAACGGTTTTCACGAAGTCACCGCAGTACCTGACGACTACCGAGTATCGTTTGCGTCGTCTGGCTCTAACATTGCATCAACTGCAAAATCAGCAGTATCGCGAAGCGTAACGCATAAGCAATTAACAACGTATGTTGCAACCTTAACTACGTCTGTAGCGCATGGATTCACAGTCGGGGCTAAAGTAGTTGTCACTGCGGTCGATGCATCTGACGCGACACAAGCTGTTTTTGATGGTGAGTATCCAATTACAGCAGTAACTTCTACTACGTTTAGCTACATCAGCTCAGGCGTTGACGATATCGCACTAACTGCAACTAGCAATTGGTCTGCTACAGAAACGCCAACAGCGACAGTCGCTCCGTATATGTATGTACCGACGTACGGGCCATTTCCATACAGCGCAGACATTGGCTTAGGGTTGATTGCCGAAAACATGGCGCCACAGTATCCGACTACTGCGCAAATAACTGCTGCTGGTCTTCCAGCTACGCTGTACCCAACTTCGCCAACACCTGTTGTTGCTGGCAATATCGTTTTGACTGCACGACCGTTATATACAAACACAGATGGAACAATAAGCACGCTATATAGTGAGTCTTCGCTTATCGGCGGATATGAAGTTGTATACCCAAGAATAATAAATGGGCGACTGTGGACTAGCGCAGATGCTTCAGCATACGCCACGACTACAGGCCAACACCTTGGAAAATTTGCCAGCGGAAATACTGTAGACGCTTCGGCGTACGCTGAGGCATTGCACACTCTTCAAGAGCAGTGGATGGACTTGATTACATATGAAAAGTCAACTACTACGTATAGTGGAAAAAACGTAGAAAACAAAACGTATAGAGGATACGAGCTGCTTTCTGTAGGCGAAGAGCTTGACAATTACTCTGACACTGTTGATGGTTTTGAGTTTAGAGTTGATTGCGACTATGATTATGAAACTGGGTCTTTTTCTAAGACGCTAGTTCTTATGCCTATTGACTACCCGAATCCGCCAGACCCAGGCGAGGCATCACCGCCAAGTCGCTTTGGAGCAGACAAACTTGTGTTTGAGTATCCTGGTAACATTTCTAACGTAAAAATGGACGAGTCGGCAGAAAATGCAGCAACTAGATTTTTTGTTGTTGGCAACATTGGTGATCTTGGCGAAGACGCAAGTCAACCGTACGCCGCTGCTTCAGCAAAAGACATGTTGAATGCTGGCTGGCCAATTCTCGATGCAGAAGAAAGTGTAGACTACGAAAGCGAAGAAAAACTATATAAGTACGCAGCCAGGTACCTTGCAGAGCATCGGCCACCAATTTCAGATTTTAACGTAAGCGTGAATGGATCATTAGACCCAGTAATCGGAACGTACGCTCCCGGTGACTGGTGCTCAATAATTGTTGACGACACGTTTGTTCGTCAGCGCCTAGCTAGTGATCTTGAGCCGCGCGACACAGTCATTGTTAGAAAAATAAATTCGTTTTCGGTTAGCGTACCAGACACTCCAACATTTCCAGAGCAGGTAGAGCTCGACCTAATATCAGAACCAGAGGTGGACAAACGTGGCTAGTAACAGACGACGCAGCACTAAATCGCTTGGAAAAGTAGTAACGAACATGCAGTCTAGACTTAGGTTCGTGCAAAAACGACCGGTGCCTAGGCGAGTTGGAAAGCGTGTAGTTTCTTCAGCGAATATTAAAAAAGACGCAGTCACACCTGTAGAACTCGCGCCCGACTCTGTAACACCAGAAGCTCTGGCACCCGACTCTGTAACGCAAGACGCAATTGCACCTGGAGCTGTCTCAGACACTGAATTAGCATTAGGCGCAGGCGGTGCAGACACTACATTTAGTGGCTCTCAGCCTGTGAACCCTGCAGTCGGCGACGTGTGGTTTGACTCGTCGGACAGTCTCAAACTAAAACGCTACGACGGAACCAACTGGGTTTCGATGCGAGACCTTGGCATTGCTGCTGCTCAAGCTGGTGCAGACGCTGCTTCCACTGCAGCTGCTGCAGCGCAGACTACAGCAGACGGCAAGAATAAAGTATACAGGCAAACGGCAGAGCCTACAGGAGGAACGTACGCCGAAGGCGACTTGTGGTTTGACACCGATGACAACAACAAGATCTACCGACGCACTAGCTCTGCGTGGACAGCAGTTCAACTTGGCGGAGAAGCTCTCGCAAACATCAATGCAAACAAGATTACAGCAGGAACTATTGATGCAAGTGTTATTACAGTTTCTAATCTAAATGCCGGAAATCTTACTGCTGGCACAATTGCGGCAGCAAGAATTACGTCAACAAGCATTTCAGCTGCTGACATTAATGCTGACAGACTTACTGCTGGAACAATTGCATCAGCAAGAATTACGTCGACAAGTATCTCCGCTGCTGACATCAACGCTGACAGAATCACTGCTGGAACTCTTACTGGACGCGCTATCAACAATGGAAGCGGAACTTTTAGTGTTGACACTGCTGGAAATCTCACCGCGACTTCGGCAAGTATCACTGGCACGATAAACTCATCTGGAGGAACTATTGCCGGCTGGAACATTTCAGGCGGCGGATTCACGACCGGAGGGACTTATGCTTCTGGCGGCGTCACCTATCCAATCGCAGCGTTGCTTTCCAACGGATCATTCGTTGCTTATCAATTTAACGATGCCAAGCCAGGATCTTTCGTCGTAGATGTTGACAACGGAGTGCTGCTGAACGCAGTATCTCTTAGGTCAACAAGTACAGGTGGATCAAAGTCCGCATGGTATCCGTATTATGACAATAACGCGAACCTTGGAACGTCAGGTTTTAGATGGAAGAATGTCTTCGCAGTCAACACCGCAATCAGCGCGTCAGATGCTCGTCTTAAAACAGAAATCAAAACTACTGATCTTGGTCTTAATTTTATTGAAAAGCTGCGACCAGTGTCGTATAAGTGGGTGTCGGAAGGAAATAGGCCAGTTCTTGACGAAGATGGCAAAGAAGTTAGAGACCCTATTACGAATATCACTCCTGTTGAATCAATTGGTCCTGGCCTTAGAACTCTTTATGGACTAATAGCTCAAGAAGTTCGCCAAGCTGTAGCAGATCTTGGAATAGATCCTTCTGATTTTGGCCCGTGGACTCTTAGTAATGTAGATGATCCAGACTCTTCTCAAGGCTTAAAATACGATCAATTCATACCAATGCTAATTAAGGCAGTTCAAGAACTTTCTGCAAAAGTCAAAGAATTAGAAAGTAACCAGTAACTATGCTAAACATGGTTAGAATTTCAATAACAAGCACGACACGAGAAACGACAACAAAATGATTCAAGTTAAAGACGGCGCACGCACACTACAGTTCAACGGGACATTACTCGGCAAGTCCTCGTCATATCGTAAGGACTCGCTGCGGTGGATTGAGTTTGAACTCTATAAAACAGAAAACGGGTCATACGTACTTTCACGTATTGGCGTTTCAGTTATTTACCATTGCGCAGCATGTCACTTAGTAAAGCGCTACAGCCTTCAGGACATTCCAGTAAATGATGTACCAAAAGATCGGGTGCAACTGCTTGTCCCGTGCGATGTGTGCACTCCATCATTCGCTGCAGAATTGATCTTCCCAGAAAAAAATAGGTACTGGGCCCAAGTAAGTGACGACCCAAGCGCCGTGCTAGATGCTCTATATAAATACGACAATGGCGGGGCTCGCTATTTGACGAATGTAGCGCAAAGGCTACTTGAACAAGCCGCCTCGCTCGACAAAGGAATTGAGTCTGTCTACAAAATTGAGATGATCCCGTAGCCAGCGCTTTTTGTTGTTATATTAGAAACAGCAAAGACGAAAGACGGTTTCAATGTTCATAGTTATAGAAGGCTCAGACGGCTCTGGCAAAAGCTCTCTTACAGACGAGGTTTCCCGCCAGTTAGCGGACAGATACCCCGACTTTCATATCACGCGTTTCCACAAAGGGCGCCCAGAAGAAGAGTCTCGCAGGTGGGTTCTTAACGATTGGGTAATGTCGATTGAAAACATTAACTGGTTTGAGGCCGTCGCTGTAGCGGACAGATGGCATTGGGGCGAAGCAACATACGCACCGGTAAAGCGGCCTCACACGTGTAAAGACGCCTTCGGTCTTCTTGGCGTAGCTGGTTGGCGCTGGACAGAGTGGTTTATGGCGTCACGGGGTATTGCGCAATTCTGGCTTTATCAACCTTTAGATGTAATCAAAACTAGGGTGGCTATTCGTGGAGATGATTTTGTAAAACTAGATGAACTCGAGAAAATCGTAGATCTATATGAACAGACTTCTCAGGAAGTTTTCAGTCTTGCTGGCAAACTGACTCCTCGCGCTGACAGCGTTGCCTCCATTGACTTGCTTGCTCAATATGTCATACACCGCGCAGAAGAAGTACACGATGAGGCCAAAAAGTTAGCGCAATTTGGCGAGTACATCGGGTCTCCAAACCCTAAAATTCTTTACATCGGTAGCTGGGACACTAATGGCAGCATTCTTCCATGCTTCCCAGCAGAAGGAAGCTCAGAAGAAGCGCTTATTGAGTCATTGCCAGATACTGTGTGGCGAAGCGCTGGTGTAGTCAATCAGAACAATATGTCTGTTGGAAGGCTAACCAGCCTTATCACAATTCTTGGCAATCCCGAGATTGAAAGGATATAGCAATAATGGATGTAAAGGTAAAAACGATTGAGATTGAAGACGGCGTAAACGGCTACGTTGATCTTGTTCAACACGTGTTAAAGCACGGCGAGCATGTCGCGCCTAGAGGAATGAATACTAGAGAAATAGAAGATGCTACTATTTATATTTCAGACGTCAGAGCCGCGCTTCCTTTAGGTGTAAACCGAGGCACTGTTCCAGGTATCGGTGCTGTTGAAGCATGCCAATTGATGTCAGGGCTAAGCATTCCGCAATTGGTGATTGACATTGGTCCGCAGTTTGCCAATTACACGGAGGACGACGGGCTATTTCACGGCTCGTACGGAACAAGAACAAAAGGTCAATACGATGTGATGATTGAAAGACTACGCAAAGACCCAGATACGAGACAAGCAGTAGTCACTATTTGGAATCCTGAGCGTGACATGCTTGAAAAGAAGCGCGACTACCCTTGCACAATTTTGCATCAGTTCCGTATCCGCAATAACAAGCTTAACATGAGCGTATATATGCGATCAAATGACGTGTGGCTTGGCGCCGCATACGATTTCTTTCAATTCACACGAGTGCAATTGGCTATGTGCTCCGTTCTTGGTATTGAGCCAGGTGCCTATGCCCACCACGTCGGTTCTCTTCACATTTACGAAAACAACTATGAAGCAGCGGACGCTCTTAGAAAAACAAGCAATGTTGAAGTACCGCCAGAAATAACAGGAAGATCGTGGCGTGAAGTCGAAGCTTCTGCATCTTTAGCGTTGTACGCAACTACGCACCCAGACACACTTGAACGTTTATCACCAGCCGAGCGGTGGTACGCAGACGCAATGATCAAAGCAATAGACAAGAACAAAGGAAAATAAATATGGACGACAAGTTCAACTCAACACCGATGAAAGATGCTGCGGTAAGCATGCATGAGTTGTATGAAACACTTAAAGAAGCAGGATTCTCTAGACGAGAAGCTCTCGAGCTGGTTTCTAAAATAATGACATCCGCAGTTAGTGACGCAATTAGACACAGTCAGGACGACCAATAGTGACGGACACACGTCCTTCGTGGGACGAGACATGGCTCGCTGTAGCCGAAACTATAAGCAAACGCTCTAGATGCTCTCGCGCTCAGATGGGCGCTGTCATTGTTTCTCACGATCAGCACATTGTGTCAACTGGATACAACGGGCCGGCGGCTACTTGGCCAGAAGCTGGTGACTGTATGAACTGGTGCGAACGAGCTCAGGGCAAAACTCCACTAGACAATATGTACGACGGCTGTCCAGCAATTCACGCCGAAGCAAACGCTCTTTTGTACGTAGACCGCTCTGTAAGTGAGTTTGGAACTATATACATAACAAGCGCACCGTGCACGCAATGCGCTAAACTTATTTCTAACTCTGGCATATACCGAGTTGTATGCCGACTTCGCCAGGCAGATATGCATCGGCGTCCGTACGACGTTATTGACTACCTGATAAAGTGCGGCATTGAAGTATTAGCTATCGAGGACAAATGACAACAACAGACTTATCAAACGTACAACTACACTTAGTAGACTCGGCCGAAAAAGCTACTCAGTTTCTTGAGTGGTTGAGCCAGCGGCGTCCGCACAACGCGCTTGCCGTTGACACTGAAACTGGCGAGCTTCCAGGCAATCCTCGGGACCACGCATTTTCTCCATGGCATGGTCGTCTTCGTTTAGTCCAGGTTGGCGACGGTGAGCAAGGTTGGTCTATTCCGTGGGACGAATGGAAAGGTGTCTTCTACGAAGGCATGGATAAGTTTGACGGTCCTATCATCTGCCACAACATTGCGTTTGAAGCGCGATGGTTTGCTGTTCAGTCTCGTTGGGAACTACCTTGGCACCGTGCGCATGACACGATGATTATGGCTCATATTATTGACCCACTTGGATCTGGCGCTCTCAAGCGTCTTGCAGCATTGCACATTGATAGCCGTGCAGTTGCTCTTCAGGACACGCTAGACACTGAACTAGCAAAGAATGGTTGGACATGGGGAACTGTGCCTATTAACTTCCAACCATATTGGTCGTATGGCGCGCTTGACTGCGTATTGACTACTCGTCTCTGGGAACAGTTTTACGAAAAGTGCGGCCCTGGTGCTGCGTACTCAAAACCGTATGAACTTGAAATGCAGACACGACGAATTGTCACACGCATGGAACTAAACGGCGCACGAATTGACTTAGACTACTCAAAGAAGAAATACGAAGAGCTGACAGCGTACGCAGACTCGGTCAAAGTCTGGGCTAAGCAGCAATATGGTGGAGTGTCAATTACAAGCAACCAGCAGTTAGTTCGTTTGTTTGAGAGTCTTGGCGCAGAAATTAGTGAGTACACTCCTACTGGCCAGAAGTCTTGCACTAAAGATCAGCTCAGAATGCTGATGATTGACACTACGCCAGAAATAACCAATTTAGCCGACACGTGCTTGAAGCAACGAAAAGCCGACAAACTGGCCAATACTTATTTTTCTAATTTCATTACTGACAACGTCAACGGCTTCGTTCATCCATCTGTTAGAACACTTGGTGCTAGGACAAGTCGTATGTCTATTACGAGTCCTGCCCTACAGACTCTTCCAAAAGGCGACAATGTAGTCCGTAGCGCGTTTATTCCAAAAGATGATGACCATGTGATTGTCACAAGCGACCTTGACCAGGTTGAGTTTAGAATGTTTGCAAGTCTGTCTCAAGATGAGAACTTAGTTAATCTTTTCCATCTGGCAGACGCCACTGGATCAGATCCTTTTACTGAAATCGGTCGTGAGGTTTACGCAGATCCTGAAATGCAGAAGTCAGACAAACGACGTGGGCTTATTAAGAGCATGGTGTACGGGCGACTATATGGAGCAGGCGTCGCAAAGCAGGCGCTAACTGCTGGAGTGCACGAGGCGCAGATGAAGCATACTTCAGACGCTTTTGATAGCAGGTTCCCCGGCATGTCGCATTTCCAAAAACAAATTGAAGATGTCGGTATGCGGAGGACTAGAGCTGAAGGCCAAGGCTACGTGTACACATGGACTGGGCGTAGACTTCCATGCGACGATAACCGCGTATACACCTTAGTCAACTACCTAATTCAAGGTGGAGCAGCAGAGGTGTTCAAGAGCAACCTCATTAAGTTGGATCAAGCGGATCTTACAGAGCTGCTTATCGTTCCTGTTCACGACGAAATAGTGCTCAATGCACCACGCAAAGATGCTGAAGAAATCAAACGTATTGTAAAAGAATGCATGACAACAACCGAAGGCTGGGCTGTTCCTTTAACAGCAGACGTTGACGGTCCACTTGAAAATTGGGGGGATAAGTACTGATGAAAAGAGTAGTAATAGCTGTAGACCCAGGGAAGGCAAGTGGAATGTGCGCATTTAGCATTGCGCAAGGAGAAGAGCCAGTACTGCTGTGGTCAGGCGAGTATCAGCCAGAGGAATACGCGCAGCCTCTTAGACAGGCCATTGCTGAGTACGCAGCAGGCAACTGCAATATAGAAATAGTATGCGAGCGGTTTACAATAAACGCTCAAACAGTGAGAAACTCGCAGGCACCCTACTCTCTAGAACAAATTGGAGTTCTTAAGCAGATAATGCGCGACTGTGGAATGAAAGATATAGATCTGAAGTATCAAAACCCGTCAGATGCCAAAAGAATGTTTCCAAATGAAGCGTTAAAGAAACTAGGGTACTGGCATGTTGGTGGTGGAGGACACGCTTTAGACGCCATACGCCACGGTCTGCTATTCCTAGCAAAAAACGGTTGGACACCTCTTAGACTACTTCAATAGATACTAAGAAAATAAATTGCAAAACTATGACATATTTGTCTTAGTATATGATACAGTGACACATATCAAAATGACGAGAGGAAACAGGTGCCAGTAGCAGTCGAGCTCAACGAGTCGGGCGAGCACATCCGAATTGAGACAGAATGGCGCTATAAGGAACTCTGCAAGAGTATTCCTGGCGCGACATGGAATGCTGGAGATCAAGCGTGGCGAGCTCCTTTAGGTTGGACAACATGCTTGGCTCTTAGGTCAGTGTTTAAGTCTGATTTAGAAATTGGCCCACGGTTAGCTGCGTGGGCAGGCAACGAGCTTGCTATACGAGTCACGCCAGCAAACGAACTACGAGACTTAGATACGTACGAAGGCGACGAAGATTTGTATCCTCACCAGCGCGCTGGAGTTGCATTTCTTTCGCAAGCACGCCGTGCGTTACTGGCCGATGAGCCTGGCCTTGGTAAAACAGCACAGGCAATCCGTGCTTTAAAAAAGCTTAAAGAAACTGAGCAAGTATTTCCTGCTCTTATCGTTTGCCCAAACACGCTAAAGAAAAACTGGAAGCGTGAGTTTGCGATGTGGTGGCCAGACGTAAAGGTTCAAGTGATCTCTGGATCTGCATCGCAGCGCCGAGCGCAGCTTGAGACAGAAGCTGATGTATTCGTTATTAACTGGGAATCCCTCCGCGGCCACTCTCGCCTAGCACCGTACGGTTCAGTCGCTCTGGCGCGATGCCCAGAGTGTGGCGGTCACGATGAAAAAGTAACTGAAAACCGCTGTGAAGTCCACTTACGCGAGCTGAATAAAATTGATTTCAAAGCCGTAGTAGCTGACGAAATTCACAGGTCTAAAGAACCTAAGTCAAAACAAACTCGTGCTCTGTGGGCAGCCACTGGCAACGCAGACATTCGGTATGCGATGACTGGTACACCAATTGCAAACAACGTACTTGACCTTTGGGCAATTCTTCACTGGCTATCGCCAACTGAATGGCCTAGCAAGACGCGATGGATTGATCGTATGGTTGACACAATGCTTAACGCTTTTGGGGGAATGATTGTCATCGGCGTAAAGCCGCACATGAACGATGAGTTCTACGCTGGAGTGCATCCTCGCATGCGCAGAATGCTTAAAGCACGAGTGCTTCCATGGCTTCCGCCGGTCCTACGCGAACGCCGTGACGTTGAGATGTCAACTAAGCAAAAGAAAGCATATCAGCAAATGCGCGATACAATGATTGCTGAGCTCGAGGTTGGCGAAGCAGTAGTTGCGCCAAGTCCGCTTACGCAGACAACACGCTTGCTTCAATTTGCTAGCTCTTTCGCTTCTATAGATATAGACGAATTGACAGGCCAAATGAAAGTACTGCTATCTGAGCCTTCATGCAAAGTTGATGCGCTTATGGATGACATTTCAAGTGGCGACTTCGGCGATGACTCTGTAGCAGTTTGCGCAGTATCGCGGCAGCTCATTGAGCTTCTCAGCACAGCAATGACAAAAGCTAAAATCCCGCACGGATTGATCACAGGTGCGCAGAATGAAGACGAACGTCAACAAGCGGTTGATGATTTTCAGTCTGGAAAGATTAAGTGGATCCTATTTACAGCCCAGGCTGGTGGTGTCGGCATCACGCTTACAGCAGCTCGCAGGCTCGTAATGCTTCAGCGTCCTTGGTCACTGGTTGACTACAAGCAAGCTCTTGACCGTGTACACCGCATCGGTAGCGAGATACACGACAGCATCGTCATTATGGACTATGTTACCGAAGGAACTATTGAAGAACGAGTTATTCAAGTGCTTGACAGCAAAGCTGACAACTTCGAGAATATCGTAAGAGACAAGGCACAGCTAATGAAAATGCTACGAGACGAAAAGGCAGGGATTTAATGACAGAGTTTAACGTCACTGATGGTGTTATGGGTGTTCCAGTAGAAATTGGAATAAAGAAACCACTAAAGATTTCTAACTCAGAAATCCAGACATTTAAAGATTGCCGTCGTAAGTGGTGGCTTAACTACTATCGTAGGCTTCAACCACAAAGCACTAACTTCACTGGTGCTCTTGCACTTGGCTCTAGAATTCACGGCGCTCTTGATATGTACTACTCAACAGACACTCCTCTTCTTGACGCGCACGCAACGCTTGTTGCTCGTGACAAGCAGTTGTTGATTGATAGCTTCCGTGACACTATGGATCTAGACACTGAAGCCGAGCTTGGCCGCATTATGCTCGAAGGATACCTTCAATGGGTAGACGAGAACGGCATTGACGCAGAACTCGAGATGATTTCTACTGAAGAGATTATTGCGATGCCGATGTTTGATGGTGAAGTGATACTTCAAGGAAAGCTCGATATGCGAGTCCGTCGCAAAGGCGATGGAGTACGCATGTTTAGAGACTTCAAGACAGTTGGCGGATCGTTCACTGAGTTCGCATCTCTTGCGCACATGAACGAACAAATCTTGACGTACATGCTTCTTGAAGCTGCACAAAACGCTGAAGGAGAGCGCAGCGAAGGCGGTATATTTACAATGCTCAAGAAAGTGAAGCGTACTGCTAACGCAAAGCCTCCTTTCTACGAGCAAATTGAAGTTCGGCATAACACATTCGCTCTCAGATCATTCTGGTCGCGAATACATGGCACGGTTCGTGACATGCTTATAGTGCGCAAAGCGCTTGATGATGGCCAAGACCATCACAACGTAGCGTATCCTCGGCCTAGCCGAGACTGTAAGTGGAAATGCCAATTCTTCGCCATTTGCCCACTGTTTGACGACGGAAGCGCCGCCGAACAAGCAATTGCCGAATTGTATGTGGTCGATGACCCGTACGGTTACTACAAACCAACAGAGCTAAAAGGAAACGAGTGACAATGTCAAGAGTACAACGTTCATTGACCATGATGGTCTACGGAGAATCTAAGGTAGGTAAGTCTACATTTGCGGTGACAGCACCGTACCCAAGACTGATGCTTGACGTAGAGGGTGGACACAGGTTCCTTCCCATCAATGTCAAGTATTGGGACCCACTACGAGAAGAGCCGCCTGTCGCAGACGGAACATGGGACACATGCGTCGTAAACGTAATTGAATACGACACTGTTATCAAAGCGTACCAGTGGTTGCAACTTGGCAAGCATCAGTTTAAGTCGTTGATTATTGACTCAGTATCTGAGCTTCAAGTAAAGTGCGTTGATAACATTGCTGGAAAGAATCAAATGCAAATGCAGCAATGGGGCGAGCTTCTTCGCCACATGGGAGCGCTTCTTCGAGATTTGCGCGACCTCACAATGCATGCAACTAATCCACTTGAGGCAGTTGTTCTTACAGCAATGGCCAGACAGGGGCAAGACGGCAGATACCGTCCATACTTGCAAGGACAACTTGCAATTCAAGCCCCGTATTTCTACGACATCCTTGGCGCTATCACCGTTGAGGAATTTCCAAACCCAGATCCTACGCAGCTTCCAATAAAAGCACGTAGGATGCACGTTGAGCGCACCAACCAGTACGAAGCTGGTGAGCGAGTTCAGGGTAGGCTTGGAAAAGTAGTAGAACAACAGAACTTAGGCATAGAGGCGATGCTTGACATCGTCTTTGGGCCTCGTCCTGCTTCAGAAACCAAATAACAACAAACACAGAAAGACACGGTAAATACCATGAGTACACTCAATTGGGGAGACCTAGTTAAAGAAGCTGGCGATGTCGGCAGCTATGATCCACTTCCAGACGGTGACTACGATCTTGCAATCGTAGAAGGCGTCGCAAAGACAACGCAATCAGGAAAAACAATGTTCGCAGTTAAAGCACAGGTTCAGACAGGCGCCCACATGAAGCGTCTCGTCTGGGACAACTTGGTTGTCTCAACCGACAACCCAACTGCGCTTGGAATCTTTTTCCGCAAAATGAATGCGCTTGGTCTTAACCGCGATTTCTTCGCAACAAGCCCAACCAACGCTCAAATTGAGCAAGCACTCAAGGGACGCACATTCCGTGCGCAAATTGGGTCACGCACTTGGCAGGGTCAAAAGAAGAATGAAATCAAGTCATACTACAGTGCAGTTGCGTCAGCACCTGTTATTGCAGCGGCGGCAGCTCCTGCTCCAGCCCCTGCACCGGCTCCTGCTCCAGCACCGGCCCCAGCGCCTGCTCCTGCAGTTGCACCGGCACCAGTTGCAGCAGCTCCGGCTCCAGCAGCAGCACCAGTAGACATCAACACACCGCCAGCCGCTCCTTTCTGATCACTAGATCATAGGAGTTTGTCGTGTGATGCGGCATAGACGGAACGTGTTTACTACACTTATATTTATTTGTGTAGGCACACCGTTTATGCCGCATCCGTGATATCATTTCTAATACGACACAGCGAAACAAGGAGAGTGTATGCGGGTAGCGATACTTGAACCAGAGCCAGGAGTAAAAGGCCCAACGGCTTGGGCTTTCAGAATGAGATATGGATTTAGAGAACTAGGTCACGAGTGCGACGTAGTTTCTTTTACAAAGAGTGGAAAAGTCAGATCATCGTGGGGAAAGCCTCAACCAGGCGGCCGATGGTGGAATGAAGCGCCAGACGTAGTTGTCAAGAGCGCTAACCTTGTCGAGTTGCTAGATAAATACGACATGGTTGTTCTTCCAGAAATCAAAGTCCCTTTGCACGACAAAATGGCAATCAAAGCAGGCGAAGATGTCATACCTGAGTACGTTGATGCGCTTCTTCGCACAAAAGCTAGGTGGACAACTTCATTACACGGATCTTTTTACCCAGCGAGCACAATTCCGTTTGTTCCACGTTTGCTCGAGGCTGAAAATAGAGGCAGCATGCTCGTCACAATGAGCGACGACTCAGCTACGGATAGCAATGATCTATTCAAAGGAATGAAATGGATCAAAGGATGTATGCCGTTTCTTCCAAGCTTTGCGATTGATGACCCAATTCCGCAGGAAAACATTGTAGGAACATCTGGAAGATTTATCTACAATAAAGGACAGCCGTTAATTGCTCTTGCAGGCGCACAATTGCCAGAAGACATTGTGGTTGAGATATGGGGATCGTGTTCAGTAGGGCTAGGTCCTTCACCGACGTACATTACGTATGAACAACTTCGCGACAATTTTGGCGCTAAAGTTATCCGCTATGCTAAGCAAGCAGATATGGATAGGCCAGATGGACGTAAGGATGGAAACATAATTACTCCGTACGCTTGGGACGCACGGATTCCAGGAAAAGCCTTAGTTCGCTATCTTGGCAACTACACTGATTCTGCTGCAATCGCATCGCGCTTTAAGGTTCATATGAACTTGACTGCGTATAACTTTGCTCGAGGACTTGTGGAGTACTCCACGCTTGAAGCAGCCGATGCTGGCGCCATGTGTATTGTTCCGCAGCATCTATCTGACCCGCAGTTTCGTATGATGGTGCTTGATTGGTATAAGGGATCTCCAACACAAGGGAGGCTCGTGAAGCCTGAAGGCCGAGAAATCATTGACCAAGTCACTGCAGCTTTTGTCAAGTGTCTAGAGATTTCTGACAGCGACAGACTTGAAATTGCTCGTCACAACAGAGAAGTCTTGCGTACACGAAATGATCCACGCAAGAGCGCTGAAATTATGATTGAAAGCGCGTTCTCGTGAGGGGTTTGTCAGGGGCTGTTGTCGAGATACTTCCTAATGGAATAGTAAAAAAGTCTGGTGGCATAGTTGAGCGCACTCGAGAACAAGGCGAGTGGATTATGCAGCATGGTGGAGTCATATTTCCGCAGGTGCTTTCAATCACAGACGACGGGTACACAATGGAAGAACTTGAGTACGTCGAGTACTGGGAAAGTACTCCGTCATTTATTGTTCCCGCGCTTGCTAATCATGTGTGGACTCAGCCAGCCGTAGTTCCGCCTACAGCTAACACACAAGAGCTACTTGAAGCCAAAATGAAACACACGATTGACAAGTACTTAGCAGAGCATATTGATGAAGCAACTACGAAAGAAATAATTAACTCTGCTAAAATAGCAGGCGATGGCGCTTTTAGAATGAAGCACTGTCTCTCACATGGAGACCCGACGGCTGAAAACGTAATGAACCGTGCTGGGTACGGAAGAGTATTCATTGACCCAATTCGGGCGACAGAAACTGTTCCCGACTCACCAGCAGTTGACATTGGAAAGATCCTGCAGAGTGCATGCGGCTGGGAAGATGCTAAGTACAATAACGGAGTGATTGCGTACCGCAGAGCAGACGTAAAAGATCTTATTGATGATGATAGGCTATTTGTTGTAGGTGAGGCATGGGCTGTTGTTCACGTGATGCGCGCTGTGCCTTACGTTTTAAGAAACATTCCTGACTCACTACCAAGAGTACTTACAGTGCTAGAGAGAGCGATAGAACGATGGTAAAACAGATGACAATATGGTGCTCTGACATTGACGGCGTGCTTGTTGATTCTCGTGAACTTGTTCGCGAATCATACGCTGCTGTTGGTGTTGAAATGCCTGTGCAAGCCTGGGGTCACCCGTGGCAGACATGGTTGCCGAACGCCTTAGGTTCGCTGGAAAAAGCAAGAGAACTTCATGCGGAAAAAACTAAAAAATATGTAGAAACACTAAAAAATGGCGCAGCGATAAAACACAAGCTTCCATTTGCTGACATTGCTAGAGCGTTGGAGCGTGACCCAGCGTGCTTGGTGTACTACGTCACCGGCGCAGCCAATGACACGGCACTCACAATTCTTACAGAACTTGGTCTCAACCACAAAAACTTAGTTGGCCACGGAGTTTCAACTACTGAAAGAGAAGCAGTCTTCCGCAAGCTTGGAAGTCGCGGTGTGTACATTGACGATCGCATTGAAGGACAAGCGCCTGCGCATGCAGCGGGTTGGGATTTTATTTGGGCCAAGCAGGACTGGCCTTGGAAGCAGTAGTACTTGCAGCAGGCCGAGGCCAACGCATGGCTGGAGTTGCTAAGCCATTCTTTAAGCCTTTACTAGAGCTAAACGGGATCCCACTACTTGCATACGCTGTAGAGTACGCATCGGCATCTGGCGCCACTGCGTGTCATGTAGTAGTGTCGCCGCACAATAAAGAAGAAGTTTCTAGTGTTCTTTCGGCCTACTCTCAATGGGTACAAATTGTAGTTCAAGAAGAACCGCTTGGTCCCGGGCATGCCACGTTGCTTGCACTTAAATGTATCCAATCGGATACAGTTATGCTGTTAATGAGCGACAACATTATGGACCAAGACACTGTTGTCAAAATGGCGCTAGACAGCGCTATGACTGGCGATAACGCCATAGGCGTAAGAACTGTTTCAATACAGCAAGCGCACAGATTCACGCGTATCCGCAGCACCGGTAACGAATCATACGACTATGTTGAAGGGTCTAGCGTGTCACTAGATGACGCCTGGGAGGGATCTACAATGGTTAAAGTCTGGTGCGGGCCTGTCATATTCAATACAAGTAGAGCACTTCAAGTTTTTTCAGAAGCATGGGAAAGTGCTGAATCTTTTAGTCCTGAATTGAAGCAAAGCGAGCTCAAGATTGGGCCGTATCTGTCTCAAATACTAAGCACTCGTACGACGCTTGTTGATGTAAAAGCAATTGACGTTGGAATTCCGTCAGCGTACACTGAGTCAGGTGGCGTAGTTTAATGACAAAAGTACTTATATCTGGAATGACTGCACCGCAGTCTTCTAAATTGCTAAACGAAAAGAACATTTCTTTTGCGGGTGCGATTTGTAAAATTCTTGAGTACAGCGGAGTTGAAGTTGTCTGGCAAGATCCGCAGGTTGGGTGGACGATTGACAGTGTTGCAGAATATGACGCTGTGCTGCTTGGAATTGCTCCAGTTTTAAGTCTTACAGCGAATAAGTCTTACGGCATCTTGTCACTGATTGACACGATGAAAAATGACAAAAGACTTTGCTTATTTATCGATGCTCCCGAGCCGTCTAAAGTACACGCAAGTCTTCGGTCAGCAAGCAAGGACTACAGTTCGCGACTATTCAAAGAGTTTTATTCAAAGAGAAAAGATTTTAAGATAGCGGTAGATCTTCCGAAGATAGTAGACGCTGCCGACTACTTGCTAAACGAGAAGTGGCCAACAACGCTGTACCCAACTCTTCCGTGGAACGCTAAACACTTTTCAGCTACAGGACTTCCAGAAAACGTCACTAGTTCATTTGTTGGAATCAACGTTGATTCTTTTTATATAGAAAATTCTTCTAAAGTAAAAGAGCGTAGCAATCGGTGGGCTGTTGAATCTTTGCGGTCTTCTTGGGCAGTAAAAACCTCAGAAAATCTTATGTTCCCAAGCATAGCAACTAAGCAGGTTAAGACTGACGGAGATGCTGAAGCAATGGAAGTTATATCTAAAAGCGTCGGTTTGCTAATTGGACCGCACGACGATAAGATCACTTGGTGGTCTCCTAGATTTTTTCAAGCTATGAACACACTTACGCCTGTTGCTACCGAATGGCGAACGGCGGGTACAATAGGTAGCTCGTGGAGTCATTTAGCCGCGGGTATTGAACAAATGTCTTCAATTGATAGGTACGAGCTCGCGGCGGCTCAGCGAGAAGAGTATGCTGAAGCTATTCCAACACCACACGAAACACTTACACAACTACACAAGGAAATGAGAATTGACAACCATGTCAGTATTATTCAATAGATGGCTTGAAATGACCACAAAGCTGCAAACAGATGTGTACAACGCGAACTACGACAAGTTTCACAGTAACGAGCCAAGCGACCTCAATGAGTTAATTGAGTACATCCGTTGGAATATGCTCGCCATTGACGATGAGCTTGCCGAAGTTCGTCAAGCCATTTCTTGGAAGCCGTGGCAGCACGATGAGCCGTACGCAGATCGCAAGGAGATTGTCAAAGAGTGCGTTGATGTCTTGCACTTTGTTGCGAACATTCTTTGCGCAGCAGGGGCCACTGACGAAGAACTCGACATGGAATATCTTAAGAAAATGCAAAAAAATGCTGACCGCCAAAAGAATGGCTACCGAGTACTTGACGATGGAATGAAATGTACAAGGTGCAATAGAGCCTTAGATGACTACGACGTAAGCAATTGTAATGACGCACTTTGCCCCGCAAAGGGAGCTTAACATGGACTACTGGCTGGCAGTTCATTCAAAAAATGTTGTAGCCGGTGACGTTGTCAGAGTACGGTCTAGCGCATACCGCGGAGAGCTTGGAAAAATACACAATGGAAGATTGTGCAAAGTGCTTGAGGCACGAGACGGTGACATTATCGTATGCTCTATAGACGAAATGTTGCCTTATCTCAGCAGAACGCATCATGCTCCGCACACACTAGAAAAGAGAGTAGTTGAATGAGAGCAGCAATTGAGTTTGAAGTACTAGGGTCAACACTTCCACTAATGCTTAATGAAGCTAGAAAATCTTGGAAAGACCTTATGGAAGATATAGATGCTGAAATACCTAGTGATGCTGAAATACATATTGTCCCGCACGCCGGGAGCGACTACAGTGCTAAGGTGTTTGTACGAATGAAAATAGACAATGCCGAGTAACAAGCAACCACGGCAGGTATGCCTCGAAGAAGCAGCGCGCATCGTCTCGGGCGAGCGTGATGTTCAGTACGGCGGCCCGGAAAGTAACTTTAACCGCATTGCGCAAATCTGGTCTGTGATCTTTGGTATTCCAGTCACTAACGAAGATGTTGCCATGGCTATGGTTGCAGTAAAAGTTGCTAGGTACGCCTCAAAATCTGGATTTCAGCCAGACACTTGGACTGACATTGCTGGATACGCAGCTTGCGGCTTTGAAGTAGGGTCAATACACAAAGACTAGTGTCACGTACATCGGCCCTCACTTGATACGGTTGTACTAACGAATTAGACACACGGAGAACTACATCATGGCAAAATACACATTCGCAGACTGCAATGGACTTGCAGCTTTCATGAGTCTTGGGTTTGTAAACTCTGGAATGGAAATGAATATCAGAACAGGGACGCTTAATTTTGGCAACCCTGTTGCAGAGTTGAACAGGCACCATCTTGGAGACAATTGGAGTTCATTCTTTTCTGACGACCCAAATGAATGGCCTGATGTAAAAGCTGATGTAGTGCTGGGTTGTCCACCGTGTTCGGGCTGGTCCGTATGGTCAGGCCCAGCAAACCGAGGTGCCGACGCAAAAGCACACGAGCACACAGTCGCGTTCATGAAGTACGCGGCACGGATCAAACCAAAAATGATCATCTTTGAGTGTGTTCAGCAGGCGTACACGCAAGGCCGTGACACGATGGTTAAGTACCGCGACATGGTTGAAGAACTGTCTGGCAAAGAGTATGACCTGTATCATGTAAAAATGAATAACCTTCAGGTCGGTGGATTCTCGTACCGAGCGCGGTACTTCTGGACTGCTGTTGAAAAAGGAATGCCGTTTGGCGCTCAAGCAATTGCTCCCGCTGAAATGCCAACAATGATGGATGTAATCGGTGACTTAGCTGATCTTGAGATCACATGGGACGCACAGCGATACGTTTCGGAGCCATCCAAGTACGTAAAACACTTGCGCAACGCAAGCGGCGTTGTTGATGGCCACATGAATAAGAACAACTTGGATTCCCAGAGAATTCAAGAAATCTTTGACATCCTCGGCAACGACGGATGGAAGCCAATGATGCCGATCAACAAAGCGCTTCGTGAAGCTGTTGACCGCAACGGCGATAGGTTCCCACAAGCCTGGCTTGGTCAAGAAGAAAAGATCCGTGCTAAAGATTTTTACATGGGATTTTCTATGCCTTGCCGCTGGAACGGCGACTCGTGGTGCCACGTGATGACAGGCGGCGCGCTTGATCACATCGTACATCCAACGCTTCAACGAAGAATTACACACAGAGAAGCCGCCCGCATTCAAGGTCTTCCAGACAACTGGGAATTTTCTAAGGCAAAAACGTATTCCGCACTGGGAGCAACATGGGGCAAAGCCGTTGCAGTACAGGCCGCTAATTGGATTGGTCAAGCAGCAGTTGCTGCTTTAGACGGTCAGCCAAGCGGACCGCAGGGCGAACTCATTGGTAACAGAGAGTGGCTGATTGATACTGACAAAGGATTTAGCCGCCAGACTGTTAAGAAAACCTGGTATGCGAATAAGCAAGGCTAATAGCATATTTTAAAGTAAGTGTGGTATAATGGCTAAAACGACAAAGGGACACCACACATGCAATCATTTCTTACGGACACTTCTTCATTCGCTTTAGTTGCTAGCCATCTCGACAACAAACGGCTGCACAAACAAACTCTTGAAGCGTGGCAATGCTTAATGACTATGTGCGAGCTTGATCCTGACGGAAATCATCGTACGCCAAAAGGCTGGTCAAACCATCCAGTAGTAAAAATGTGGCGAGGCCATGAAACGTTATTCGTTTCTTATATCTCGGCCACATACTTTGAATGGAAGTCTCGTGGATTTAAGTCTACGTTGCTTGATAAAACGTACCGCACGTACGATAAAGCAATAGCGCTCAATCGCATTTCTAGTGATCTTGTTCTCCCAAGGTGGATGGAAAATACTGAGTACTTTGAGTCGCTCTGCTCTACCCATAGGACAGCGCTACTGTGCAAAAACTACGAATGGTACTCGCAATTTGACTGGGCCGAAAACACTGGAAAAGCACCAAGTACGTACGACTATATTTGGCCGCATCAGGACGGTTACGTAGCTTGACGCCATTGCGGCCTAGATCATCATAGAAGCTCTTAAAGGTTGCTTGTAAATCGTGTATGCATCTTGCTAGGCCACGTGCTTAGAATTCACTAGAATGCAGGATATTATTTCTAGTAATGAAGGATTCAAGAAAAGGCGAGTGTCTCTGGTCTGAGTGGACTGGCATCGGCGCAGAAGCGCTTTTACCTGTCTCAAGTTTAGTGTTCTTCACTGAAGACCATGTAGGACTTGAAAATGAAATAGTGCTAAGAGCTCTTGCATCTGCTCTTCAACACGACGGGTCTGCAGTATCACTTGGCGATGGATACAAAATGGCAGAAAAAGGAAATGTGTTTCACGTGTCTGCTGGAGAAGTTGACAATGACACAGAACTTACAATATGCAATAGCAACGGTGAAACAAGAGACGGTGACAAAGTTGACAGAATAGTTGAAATAACTCTAGTAGCTTTATGAACAAAAAAGGGTTAAGCAACGTCGGCTGGCAAGACAACGCTGAGTGCGTAAAGCCTGTCAATAAGCATATACGAAAGTTCTTTTTTTCTAGCATTCCAAATGAAAAGTACACCGCACGCAATTTGTGCTTCACCTGCGATGTGCGCCTAGACTGCCTAAAGTACGCTCTTGAAAACAAACAAATTCACGGCGTGTGGGGTGGAAAAGATGAAGGAGAAATTCGCCGAGCATTGTCCGTGTCGCACACTGGGCAAGAGATTCGTAGGCAACGGTTTCCAAATTGTCCAGCATGCGGTGGACGGCCTTCTAAGCTTAGCGTTATTGTGGCAGACTCACCGGAAGGTGGCCGCTGGAAAACAATGAAGCTTGTTGTATGCGGTGAGTGCGAATTTACATGGAGAAGTCGCACAAGCGCAAATGCAGTAGACGCGTACCACGCAAGTAAGACTTCAAAGAAGTCTAAGACGTCTAAAGGAGCTAGTCCTTTTCAGTCTGACTCTGACTCTGACTCTGACTCTGCAACTGAGTAATTGTCGCTCTTGCAACTGCAAGTTGAAATGTCAGTTGCTTAATCTGCTCTAAAAGATCGTTTACTATTGTCTGTGCATCAATATCCATTGCGTATGTTTTCCTTTTGTTGTGTTCGTTATGTAAGTTCATACCAGCCTTTACCCCATAGAGTTTGCAGCCGAGTAAAGTACTCTTCATACATTATACCTACTGTATTCAAACCATAGCGATCTTTTGAGTATTGGCTGATTGCTTTGCGGTCTAGGTACGGTGCTGCTTTCGCAGCATTAATAAATTCTTGCAGAGTATGACATCTAAACCCAGTAACTCCGTCAATGACGGTTTCGGTAAACGCGCCCCAGTCGGTTGAAATTACAGGTGAACCGCACGCCATTGCTTCTACTGCAACAGTTCCAAATGGCTCAACATAGATAGTTGGAGTAAAAGTTGCAATGGCTCCGCCCATCAGTTTTGCTCGTTCCTCGGTGCCGACCACCCCAACGTATTCACCGTACTCTGGCGGTACACCTTGACCAGCAATAACAAGACGCTTGCCTAAGGCTTTGCAAATGTCAACTGCAATCTGATAGCCTTTACGCTCTATAAGCCGTCCTATGTACAGATAGTAGTCATTAGGCTTTTCCTGTAGAGGGAAATCGTCAACGTCTATGTAACTTGGAATTACAGCGTCATAGAACTTGCCGTCAAGAGTGTGGGGGTCGGTTACTTTTGACCCGTAACAAGAGTGCATCCATGCGTATGACTCAAAAACCTTAAATGGAGCAAACGAGCCACCATAACCAATACCGAACTCCACGCTTAGCTCATCAGGGAAAGCATCGGCGATTGGCTTAGATGCAAATCCTGTTATAAGACAAATAAAGTCCTTGTGTTCTAGGCGTTCTTTGATTCCTTTAATCGCATTGTTATTAAACTCAATCCAGTGTGGGAGGTTCCAGTCAAAAGATGCTGCCGAATAGTGATTGTTGCCTACGGCTTTTAGTCGCTGTTCTTCTGTAATACAAGTAATATGTTCGTCGCAGGGTGCTTCATTGAATTCTCCGCCGTAGAGAAACACGGTATGCCCGAGGTTCTTCATCATGATTGCGAATTTGCGGACTTTCTCCGTATAGGCACAGGCGGTGAAGGCTTCGGTCGTATTTGTGTGCGGCAGGGAAACTAAATGAAAGCGCATAGTGAGATACTAACAAGGTTTCCTTCTCTTAGTGGCTATTCTGCCAGTGTTTTTGTACCTGAGCCTGTGGCTGTGCGTTCGATTGCAGCCTGGTTGTAGATTGCACCTATTTGGTTGTAGGTGTATCCTGTTTGGTTATAGAGGGTAGCCATTTGCTACCTGTTACGAGTTCCTGTATCCGTAGACACGAATAGTCCCACCAGTCATGGTTGCGCCACCACTCTGATTGACAATCAAATCTGTGTACGCTGTTGAAGTATTCATTATCCCTGAATATGTAGTTCGGTATGCAGCGTTTGCGTGGGTTCCAGTAACTACTGTTGATGACGCAAGGTTCGGGCGTTGAACATCAAATGAGCAACTGAAGTTTCCTGATGTTTCCGATGCGCCTACTGCAATTCCGTTACTTGTATTTGCTGCACCTGTTCCAGTAATGGTTGTTGGTCCTGAATATGTTTGATATGTTCCAGCCCAGTTGTATGTAGAAAGGGAAGTTTCAAATTTCACACGAATATCGTTGTTTGCTGTTGAGCAAGTAACACCTGAAATCACAACTCTGTAATCTGAGTAGGTCGCATTGAAAGCATTGGTAACAGTGACGGTTGCTTGTGTTGTGCCGATAGTGACCACACCACCTGATGCTGTGCCACCCGATGTGCAGGTAGCCGTAGTAACAAGTTCCAAACCCATTGGATTTTGTGCGGGGCTGTTGGGGATAACCCAAGCCGTACCGTTGTAAACATAAAGACGGTCTGTGTCTGTCTCAAAAATCATTTGACCTTCAAACGGCACAGCAGGGCGAGTAGACGACGTACACACACCAGGTTTAATAATCGATTGCGCACCAACAACAGAACTAAGAGGCATCAGCAACCTC